TGGACATGCAGAACCTGAACAACAGGCAACAGGCTGCTGTGCAACAAGCACAAAACTTCCTTAGCATGAACATGGCGAACTTGACTAACGAACAACAAACTGCTATATTTAAATCACAACAAAATATACAGTCATTGTTTACAGATCAAGCTGCTGATAATGCTTCTGCACAGTTTAATGCTGCTAATGAAAACCAGACCAGACAGTTCTTCTCTTCGTTAGCTAATCAAACTGGTCAGTTTAATGCTGCACAAACTAATGCACTTAACCAGTTCAACATTGATGAGATCAATTCTATTCGTGAGTTTAATGCTGGCATTCAGCAACAGCGAGATCAGTTCAATGCAACTAACAGTTTGGTTGTAGCACAGGCTAATGCTCAATGGAGACAAAACTTAGCAACACTTAATACCGCTGCACAGAATGAAAGCAATGCAACCTTTGCAGCAACTATCAATGCTATGACATCCAAGAATATAGACGCAGTGTGGCAACGTGAACGTGACTTAATGAGTTACAACTACACCTCTGCTGAGTCTGCTAAGGACCGTGCATTACAAATACTAGTGGCAGATAAAGAGTTACAACAACTAAAAGAGTCTATGGGTTATGCAGAAGATACTGCAAAAACTGAATTAGCTTTTAGGTTCTTGTTTGGTGACTCTTTTGGTGGCCTATTTAAATCATAAGGGATAATTATGTATAAAGGACCATATATAAATCTTAGAGACGCTGTACAACAAGGTGGTGTTGAAGGTTTAAAAGCCTCTAAAGGCATGAGGGCAGAGAAAGCTTTAATGACTCAAAGAACTACAGGTAAACTCCGAGAGGTTACTGAGGATTTTAATGAAAAGCTTTCTAAAGAAATTTTAACTAGGTTTCAAACAGCTAATGACGATGTTAGAGTTGCTGAAGAGGATATTAAAAAGTATTTAAAAGGTCTACCTGCAGAAACAACAACTGAATCTAATACAGGCCTTATGTCTAAATCGACAGGGGGTACAGATATCGTAGAGTTTATTGCTGAACAAGAGCAGTTTAGAGCTACACCTTATTGGGACGAAAAACAATACACAAACGGCTATGGTACAAAAGCTAAGAGTAAAGATGAAGTTATAACTGAAGAAGAAGCACGTAAACGTTTAGGTGAACAGGTAGAAGTTGCACGTAGTGCAGTAAAACGTTTAGAGAAAAAATACGATGAGCCTTTTACTGAAGGTCAAACTAAAGCCTTAATCAGCTTCACCTATAACACTGGTCAAGGAAACTTAATGAAACTGGCTGATCAAGGTAATAGGGGTATCTCTGAGATAGGTGATATGCTTACTGAATACGTGTATGCCGGAAAGAAAAAGCTTCCTGGTTTAGTTAAAAGACGTAAGCTAGAATATCAAATATTTAATGAGGGTAACTGATGAGTTTAATATTTAATGGACCTATTCCAGGTCAATCACTTACAACTGAACCAAAGGGTCTGCCTTTTGAAAGACCCCCAGAAGTAACTGATCCCATAGAAGCTTTAGATATACACTTAGATAAGTTGTCTGATCCAGGCTCTATGGAGGATGCTTTATTCTTCCTTGAGATGGGCTTAGATCTTGTGTCGTTAGTTGAAGGTATACTTCGTAGTGCAGTTATGGAAGGTATTCACAGTATAGATGTAAGTCTTATCATTGGCCCAGTTATACATGAGCATATTAAAGCTGCTGCGACTAGAGCTGACATAGAATTTAATGAGGGCTTTGAGGATAAGGATAAAGATACGGCTGTGTCTTATCAGAGAGATACTATGAGAGCTAAGAAGATGCTTCGTGAACTTAGCAATAAAGAAGATGAAGAGCCTGTAATGTCTATGACTATGTTATCAATGGCACCAAAAGAAGAACCTATGGAAGAAGAACCAATGGAGGTAGAGGAAGAACCTGCTGCCCCTCAAGGTCTAATGGCGAGGGTATAACAATGGCTTTTAAATTACGTGCAGCAGGTATCACCAACTACCTAAAAGGTGTTGAAGAAAGAGAAGCTTTAAAGCAAGCTCGTATGGATAAGAAGGAAGCGTTAGCTCTTGAGCTTATGTCTAAGTATGGAGTAGGTACTTTTGCTGGTATGAGTACTAGGTCAGGTAAAGGTAGTGCTGCTGCTGTTTCTTCTAGTGCAGCTACCGCAGCTCTCCAACAGAATTACGGATTAAGTGACGATGTGCTAGCACCTATACTTGCTACTGGTGACCCAAAAGGCTCACAAAAAATACTTGCTATTTTAGATGGGCAAAGAAAATTATACAAAGAAAAAAATTTACCTCTGCCTGAATCTGTAATACAAGAGGTAGTAGAAAATGCAGTTCTTTCACAACCAACTAATAAACCTATCGACCTTACAAAGGTTGAAGATTTTATTGGTCGAGAGATGGACCCCTTATACAAAGAAATACTTCAGCAAGGTACAACTACTGCTGGAGAAGTTTTACCTTTTGATCCTGGGTTTGCAGAGATACCTGATCTAAGTGATATACCTACAGTTATGCAAGCTACAGTGCAAGACTCTGCGGGTAATGCTAGAAGGGAACAAACTATTCTTAAAAGAAGACAGGCAGAACTTCAAAAACTTATACAAACAGATAGCTCTGGTATATATCAAAATGAGTTTAATATTTTGACAGATCGTTTAGATGCTATTGATTCTGCTTTAACTAGCGTTAAGGATGATCCATCTCAGATTATTAATCTATATGGAAACTCTTATGCTAAGAAGTTATTTAGCTCTGATGCAGGTCAGTCAGTACAAAACTTACCTTTACCATCAATACTTACAGATGCAATGGCCAGTGCTCCACTAGTTTCTAGTATTGAAATGGGTGTAGCTTTACTGAACGCTGGTGTATTCGAACCTAATACTATTGTAAGACTTCCTACAGGCCAAACTGTTGAACTAGTTCCTGGATCTTCTCCTACTCAATAAAGGTATTAAATATGGCGGAACCATTAAAGGTTTATGCAGATGACTATAAGAGTCCTCTAGAAACTTCTGAACCTATTAAAGTGTATGCAGATGAGTACACTTCAAATCCTATAGTACCTCAAGAAGATGGTAGCCTTATTGACTTAAGCCCTGTGCTTAAACAGTATGGAGACAGTCTTACTAAAGAAGATATTCTTGCTAACGATGACCTTATGGATATTGTTTACTCAAGCTTAGAGGCAAGATATACACCTAAAGGTATACTCACTGGAGTTAGACGAGCTGCATCAGGTCTTGCTGGGGCAGATATTGGTGGGGGTATTAGAAGTCAAGACTACAGATCTATGGATAGGGAAGAGGCTTTTGAAACTTGGCAGAACTACCAACGTTCTTTTGCTGGGGGGCAAACCGTAACTACAGCTAATGAACTAGCCTATGGAGTATCAGCAGATGACTCAATAAAAGCTAGATTAGGTGCTGGCTATACGTTGTTTGACCAGATGGATAATGCATTTACTGGTGAAGGCTCTTGGCGTGAAATGGCTGATGCTATGTACGACTACACTAAGTCAGCTGTATATGATCCATCAACTATTCTTTCGTTAGGTTTAGGTAAGTTGTTTGGTTTTGCTGGGACTAAAGCTAGTAGTTTAGCTGGGAAAACCTTGTTAAAGAAAGCTTACCAAGATCAAGTTAAGAAGGGTGTAGCTAAACAAACTGCTTTAGCTAACATAAGGTCTGCTGCTGTAAAGGCACTACCTGCAGCTACTGCTGACGCCATGATAGGTGCTGGTGTTGATGTCTTATATCAATCTCAGTTAATTAAAACTAATGCACAAGAGGAATACTCAGGTGCTCAAACAAGTTTAGCTGCACTAGGTTCAATGTTTGTAATACCTACACTTGCTGTAACAGGTGCATCTCTTAAAGAGTTACGTAAGGGTCCACTTAAAAATACATTTCTACGTTACAAAGAACTTGATGAAAAAATTTTAGAGGTTGGTATAGATGCAGCAGAAAAAGATCTTAGAGAAAACGTAGGTAGAGACATTGATATAAGTGTCTTAGATGAAACCTTTGGTTTAGTTGAAGGTACTACTAAAGACTTTTTAGTCTGGGAAAAACTTGTAGATAAATCTCAAGATGCACTAAAATCTACCGATCAAGAATATACAGACGCAAAAGCAACCAACGCCTTCTTTCTTTATTTATTTAGGGGTGACCCTGAGACTAACACACCAGGTTATGCCCCCATACTTAACAAGGCTGGGTTTACCAGTCACGCAGCTTTAGAACAGAAGTATGGTAACAGGTCTGCAGTACTTGCTCAAACTTTAAGTTTTATTCCTGACGACAAAATGTCTCAGTTTATAAACAAGTTTGAGAAAGATACTGGCTACAAGTTAAATTTTATAGGTGAGGGTGGTAATGTTGTCAGAGGTAATAAGGCAACTTCAGCAGATCTAGTAGCACATTTTGCAAATCAATCTAGATTAGCTGGCCAAT